CGGGCTGCGGCGAAGTCTGCGGGGAAGTCGCCGGAGCTGCGGGCGGTGTTCACGGTCGAGTCGTTGGGCACGGGTGAGTGGTATCCGCGTGGTGATGAGGATGAGGGCAGGGAGTTTGTGGTTGATCCTGTCGAGTGGCAGGCGGTCGCGGAGTCTCGCCCGAGTGTTGTCGGTGATTGTTGCGTGGGGTTGGATGTCGCGCCGGAGGGTGCGGGGGTTGGCATGGTTGCCGCGCTGCGTACCGATAGGGGCGTGCATTTGTCCCTTGCCCCTGTGTCGGTGTTTGACCGGGATGAGGTTGTCGCTTCGGTTGCTAGGACGGTGGCGAAGAACGATCCGGTGGCGGTGGTCATTGAGACGAAGGGTGTCGGCGCTACGTTGTTGGACCCGCTCACGAAGTCTGGTGTGGAGCCGGAGCAGATCGCCTGGGGGAAGGTCACGGCGGCGTGCGAGCTGCTGTTGACGATGTTCCGCGAGGGCGCGTTGACACATGATGGGGATCCCCGGTGGGGGGATGCTCTGGAGGTCGCGGAGTTCCGTCAGGGGTCTCGGGGTGATCGTGCGTTTCAGCATACCGCCCCGGTGGTCAGTGTGCTCGTCGCTGCGTCGTTCGCGTTGTGGGGGCTAGTTGAGTTTGAGATTCCGGTGGATGCGCCGGACGTGAAAAAGACAAGGAGGTTCGTGGGGCATGTGGAATCCATTTCAGCCTCGGAAGGTTCGCAATTTGTCGCCAACCTCCGATTCTAGGCGTACGCCGGAGATCGGCCACGCTATTTCGTCTAAGGGCGCTATTACGGCTGAGGATAATTGGGAGCTTCGGTTTCCGCATTCGGCTGCGGTGTTTGCGAAGATGGGGCGTGAGGATGCTCAGGTTACTTCGGTGTTGAATGCTTTGTGGTTGCCGATTGAGCGTGCCGATTGGCGGTTGGACCCGAACGGCGCACCGGATGAGGTTGTGGCGTTGGTGTCGGAGGATCTGCGTCTTCCGGTGTTGGGTGATTCTCCCAAGGAGCCGGTGGCGCGTCGGCGTGGGCGTGTGTCGTGGACTGAGCACTTGCAGCAGGCTCTTCTGTCGTTGCAGTACGGTGTGATGTTCTTTGAGCAGGTTTATGAGGAGCGCGGGGGCCGTATGCACCTCGCTAAGTTGGCCCCCCGGTATCCGGGGACGTTGACCCGTATCAATGTGGCAGAGGATGGTGGTCTGTCGTCGGTGGAGCAAGTTGGGGCTAGCACCGGCACGGCGCGGGCGGATGGTGCGACTATCCCCGTTGATCGTCTTGTGGCTTATTGTCATGCGCCGCGTGATACGTCGTGGGAGGGCACTTCGGTGTTGCGTCCCGCGTTCAAGCACTGGAAGTTGCGGGATCAGGCTTTGCGCCTGGAGATGCAGGTTCTGGAGCGTAACGGCATGGGTGTGCCGATTTACAAGGGTTCCGAGCTTGCGGAGAACCCTGCTGAGGATCTGCGTCATGGTCAGGAGCTTGCACGGGGGATTCGTGCGGGCGCTGAGGCGGGCGGCGCGATCCCGGCGAAGGCTGAGCTTCAGCTGTTGGGCGTGAATGGTCAGCTGGTCAGTCCTCGTGAGTCGATTTCGTATCACGATGCGATGATTGCCCGTTCGGTGCTGGCTCACTTCCTGAACCTCGACGGCGGGGGAGGCTCGTACGCACTGGCGGAAACGCAGTCGGATCTGTTCATCCAGTCGTTGCAGACGATTGCAGACTGGATCGCGGACACCGCGACTCAGCACATCGTTGAGGATCTTGTCGATGTGGCGTTCCCCGGTTATACGGGGTTGTGCCCTCGGGTTGTTGTTGATCCGATTGCGTCGAAGAAGGAACTGTCTGCTCAGGATCTCGCCACGCTGGTGAACGCTAAGGCGATCTTCGCGGATAAGGATCTGGAGGAGCACGTTCGGCGTGTCTACTCGCTGCCTGGTAAGCGTCCTCTGTCTGAGGCTGTCGCTGCCGGAGATGTGAAGACTGATGCGGCGGACGGGGCGGACGCTGCGGAGTTGGCCCAGTTGGCGGCGGCTACGAAGTCACTTGTTGATGCTGGTGTTTCGCAGGATGACGCGCTGAAGGCTACGGGGCTTGATGTTCCTGTTGATGATTCGGCGGCAACGCCGGGGGAGGAGGTCAACAGTGAGTGAACTGTTGATCTACGGGGAGATCGGCACTGACGTTTCGGCGTCTGCCGTTGTCTCCGAATTGAAGTCGCTGGAGACGGACGAGATCACCTTGCGGGTGAACAGTCCGGGCGGCGACGTGTACGAAGGCCTGGCGATCATGAACGCACTCCGGGCGCACTCTGCGACTGTTACGGCGGTCGTGGAGGGGCTGGCCGCGTCTGCCGCGTCGTTCATCGCGGTGGGCGGTGCTGACCGTGTGGTCATGCGGCCCACGGCAGAGCTGATGATCCACGACGCCATGAGCTTCGTCGGCGGGAACGCTGCGGAGATGGGCCGGGTTGTCACCGACCTGGAGCGCATCTCCGACAATCTCGCGTCGGTGTACGCCACCCGTGGTGGTGGTGAGCCTTCGGAGTGGCGGGAGCGAATGCGGGCGGAGACGTGGTTTTCGGCGGATGAGGCGGTGGCTGCCGGCCTGGCCGATTCGGTCGAGGATGGCAGGGCCGTTGTCGCCGCTGTCGCTGGACGTGTCACTAACCATTTCAAGTATCGGGGTCGAAGCGTTGCGCCGTCTCCCGACCTAACCGCCCCTACGGGGCAGAAGGAGGATAGCGGCATGGGTTCGCTTTCCCACGAGGACGTTGTGAACATCGTCCGAAAGATCATGAATGAGACCGTCACTGTCACCAGTGATGTTGAGATTTCCTACCCGGAGGGCACCACGGTTGTCCCGACCGGTAAGGCCACCGTTGAGCCGCAGGGCGAGCTTCCGCCGTCCGGCCTGGTGTTCTCTGTCGGTGAGGCGCCGGAGGGTTTCGTTGCCGAGGTTGACGAGGCGACCGGTGTTCTCACTGTCACTGCCCCGTCTGGCGCTGAGCCCGATTCCGAGGTTGCCCTGACGGTCACCGTCACCGGTAACGATGCGCCGGTTGAGCTGCCGGTCACCGTCACGGTGAAGTCCGCCGCCGGAGACGAGGAAGAGGCCGCGCCTGCCGGAGACCTGGCTACCGAGGAGCCGGTTCCGGCTGATCGTGTTGTCCTCGACATGGACACCTACAACGATCTGAAGGCCGCCGCGAAGCTCGGCTGGGATGCGAAGAACGAGGCCGACACCGCTTCCCGTGAGGCTGAGGTTGACCAGTGGATCAAGGATGGCCGTTTCAACGTCGCTATCCGGTCCAAGGCTGTTGCCCTCGCTCACAAGGACATGGACGCTGCTCGCGCTCTGTACGGATCCATCCCGAAGAACACGATCCCCGTTAAGGAGATCGGCCACGGCCAGGACCGCGAGGCGACCGACGCTGCAACCAAGTCCGATTTCCGCGCCCGTGCAGACCGTCTGCTCGGCACCCGTTCCAACTACTAAGGAGAACCTAGTATGTCTGCTGTTTTCAAGACCGGCCCTATCACTTTCGACGCTGCTGAGGACATCGAGAAGTTCCGGCTCGTCTCTGTCGCCGCTGAGGGTGCGAAGCACGCTGACGGTACCGCCGCCGTGTTCGGCGCGGTTGTCACCGGCGCTAACGCCAACCCCCCGGCCCGTACTAATGACAACGTGCTTCACATCGGCAAGCCGGGCAACGTTGCCGTGCATGTCACCCCGGCTGTTGTCCCGGTTGAGACTGAGGGCACTTTCGCCCCCGGTGCCCCGGTTTACGCTGCCGCTGACGGTAAGGCTGCCGCTACCGGCGCCGTGTTTGTCGGCACCGCTGTCCGCGCTTCCGGCGACGGCAAGGTGAAGGTTCTCCTTGCCACCCCGACCGCCCCTGTCGCTGCTGGCACTGGCGAGTAGTACACCCCGAATCATCCCAACCCCTGGCCTGTCGGGTCGGGGGTTTTGTCATGTCGGGCGTGCGCCCGCCAACTGAAAGGAGCCAGTAATGGCTGACGTTATCACTTCCGCTTACGACGGTCCCCAGATCACCGTCGATGAGCTCATGGCCGATCCGACCTACATCCCGCAGCGGATCATCGAGGACCTGGACAACTCGTTTGTCGAAGATCTGTTCTTCCGTGACGGTGGCAGCAACCAGGGGGTTGTTGCTTTCCGTGAGGCTGCGGGCCTCTACCTCGCTGACGATGCTGAGGAGATCGCCGAGTACGGCGAGATTCCGGTGTCCGCGCCGGAGCTTGGTTCCCTGAATGCCGCTTTCGGCATCAAGACCGGTGAGGCTATCCGAATCTCGTGGGAGCAGCGCAACGAGAACAAGGTTGATGCTGTCACCCGCGCTATGGACGCCCTGGAGAAGACTGTTCTCCGTCACGGCGTTAATGCCGTGTTCGGCGCGTTCAACGCCGCTGCCATCCCCGAGTTGCAGGCTTCCGCCGCCTGGACTGCTGGCGACCCGGTGAAGGATCTGTTCGACGCTATCGAGATGGTGCAGGGTGCCACCGTTGACGGTGACGAGACCCGCATCTTCGACTACGACCCGAACACCCTGCTGGTCCACCCGCAGGCGCTCACGAAGATCATCCGCAACGAGCAGATCCAGAAGCTCTACATCGGTGATGTTGCTCATGACAACCCTGTCTACAAGGGCCTGACCGGCTACCAGTTGTTCGGCACCCTGAATGTTGCTACTTCCCGTCTGATGCCGAAGGATGAGGCGTATGTGTTCGAGGCTAACGCCGTTGGCTTCAAGTCTGACACCATGCCGCTGACCGCTACCCCCCTGTATGTCGAGGGTGGCGATTCTCCTATTGGTGGCCCCACCATGTCGTGGCGTTCCGATCTGGTCCGTAAGCGGGCTATCGCTGTGGACAACCCGAAGTCCGTCGTTCGCATCAAGGGTCTGTGATGCGTCGGGTGACGCTGGCCCGGGCGTGGAATCCGGGCACGGGTGTTCTGTTGCGGGGTTCTTCGGTCGAGGTTGAGGACGCTATGGCGGAGTGGCTGGAGGCGCAGGGCGCTTTGGCTTCCGAGGTTGTGTCTAAGCCTTCCGGTCCTGTTGTCACCCGTGCTGCTAAGCCGAAGCCTGCCCCGGTCGAGAAGGTGGTTGAGGGGCCTAGTGCCCCGAAGCGTACTGAGTCCTTGGATGTGTGGCGTGCTTATGCCGTCAAGAAGGGGATTGACCCGAAGGGGTTGACGAAGAAGGAGATCATCGCGGCGACGCGCTGACTCCGAAAAGGGGGTGCGTCATGCTCGTTGAGTTTGATGATCTGGCCTCACGCCTGCCGGTGACGCTGGCGGTGGATGAGGCTGCACGGGTCGTGGTTCTTCTGGGCGACGCGGAGGAGATTGTGCGTGACGCTTTCTCTCGTGTCGGTAGGGACTTCGATGCGGAGGTTGCGGCAACACCGTGGTTGGCTCATGCCGCTAAGCGCGTGATCCGTGACATGGTGGCCGCAGCGGTTCTGATTGGCGGGAACGTCGGTCAGGCTTCAGTGTCCTCGACTACGGGCGCTGAGTCCGATTCGGTGACCTATGGTTCGTCTGTTGATGGGCTGGTCGGGTTCGGTCGGCTTATCCTGACCGATGCGCACCGTGAGGAACTGGGCCTGCTGTATCAGGCTGGTGCTCGGGGGAGTTTCCCGCGTGCGTCGCGCTGGCCGGAGCGGTGGTACCGGTGAATGAGGCGTGGGAGCCTGTGGTGATCCGTCAGCGTCCAGAAGTGGACGAGTACGGGGTACCGCAGATGCCGGGTGGTTCCGTCACTGTGACGTGTCGTGTGCAGCCGCTCGTGCTTGCTCAGGATGTGGGGCAGGACCGGGAGGGTGCTTTCGTGCAGCTTCGGGTGTTCGCCCCGTCTGGGACGGTGGTCGATGCTGATTCTGAGGTGTTGATCCGGGGGGAGTGGTTCACGGTGCTGGAGCCGCCGCATGATTTTGCGGCATTCCGCCGGCCCGCGTTGTCGAGGCATCGCCCGTCTGTTGTGTTCGTGTGCCAGAGGGGTGAGGGCTGATGGCTCAGAAGAATCTGCCTGACGATTTCTGGCAGCAGCTCTTGGAGGCCGCTACGCCGCTTGTTCAGCAGGCGGGGCAGCGGGTCGCTTCGGGGGTGCCTGCGGAGATGAACGCGGACGTGCGGATGAAGAAGGACAAGGGCGGTAAGCCGGTCGCGCTGGTCGCTATGCGGGTTCCGCAAGCGCGTGCTGCTGAGGCGAAGCACGGCTACCTGATTCAGTCTGCTGTTTCGTCCGGCCTCGACATTCACAGGTATGGGGGGTGACGATGCTCGTCCAACAGGACGCGGTGAGCGCGATCATCCGAGAACTGAATATTGCGGTGGCTGACGTGCCGGTGAGATCAGAGTTGCCGAAGGGTTGGGGTGTGAAGTCCGGCCCTGCGGTGACCGTCTCATCGAACGGCACCACCGATCAGGCGCGGGCATGGACGGGCGAGATCGTCCGTGTCGTGACCTACGCCGAGTTTGCCCCGGATGCGCGCTCGTTGGCGGCGCAGCTGGAGGCGTTTCTACTGGACCCCGCCCACGTGCCGGGTCTGACTATCTATCCCGCAGTGGGGCTGAGCGTGGTTCGGGATTCCCCGGACGCGTCCCGCTGGATTGCGGCTTTCGCTGTGAAGGCTGCTACTAACCGAAAGGAGCCATAGCATGGCTACTACTGACGTTGCAGACCGCGTTCACATTTGGAAGAACGCCGAGGTCTACATTTCCATCGTGGGCGCTACCGATCCGAAGGCTGAGGCTGACGGCACGTTCGGCGCTGACTGGCTTCAGGTTGGCATCCTCGCTGATGGTTCTTCCATCGGCCAGGAGCGCGACGCTGACCGTACGGAGATCCTTGGTTGGTCTTCTCAGCTGATCGCCACCGACCAGAAGTTCAAGAAGGACACCCGCACCTTCACCTCCCTGGAGGATAACGAGGTTGTTTGGTCCCTGATGTGGCCGAACTCTGAGTTCCCGGAGGCAGGAACCCCGACTGTGGTTCTTGCTCCGCAGGATGCTCAGCGGTACATCGGGTTCCGCACCACTGACCAGAACGGCAACGTTCATGTCGAGGTGTCGCGACTGGAGGCGAACATCTACCCGTCCAGCATGGACAAGGCTGATGATGGTGCTTCGACCACGGAGTTCACTGTTGAGATCCGTAAGGATGCTGATGGTGCCCTGTACGACAAGGCTGTGTTCTCCGGTACCGGCGTGAACGTTGCTACCCCTGATGTGATCCGTTTCAAGACCGCTGGCACTGACCCGGAAAACCCCTAGTCGGGCGGGTGGGTGGTCCTCTGCCACTCGTCCTGACGTGATTGGAGGGGTAGATGGCGCTCTCTAAGAGACGCTCTGAGATCCTGGCGATGGACCGTCCTGTGGGAATCATCATCGGGTCGTCCACCATCGCGGGGGTCGGGGCGGGTGCTTCGTGGCCGGACAAGTCCATTTCCGCTCTGGTGGAGTCTGCGATACGGGGGAAGGTCCACCAGGATGCTGCGGGCGAACCGCGTACGGCGAATGCTGGTGCCAGTTGGCCCCGCGCTACTCGAACCGGGGGAACGTCGAACTCGTCCGGCCTCGGGCACACCAACATTCTCGTCACTTCCGGTGCCCCGGTGTCATGGTCGATGACGGACTGCACTGGGGCGTGGTTCGGTCTGCGTGAGGGGGGTGGGACCGGCACGGTCACCGTCTCTGTGGACGGTGACACCCCGGCTCCGATCCCCCTGTCTACGTCCGGCGATCTGACGTTCTCAGCGTCGTGGGATTCCGGGGAGCTTCCCCGTGGTACTCACACGTTCGAGTTTTCCACCACCGGCGAGACAGTGATCGACTTCGTACACCTGTACGACGGCGACAACACCGCCGGTGCGATCATGCTGAACGGCGGCTGGGGCGGGTCCACCTTGGACTGGCATCTCACCGCCAATCAGCAGGCACTTACGCTTCGCCCGCGACTGCGGCACCTGGACCCTGATTTCATCATCCTGTCCTACGGCAGCAATGAGGAGTCGTCGGGGAAGACCCAGGCAGAGGTTACGGCGACGCTGAACCAGATGCTAGCTGTGATCTCTGAGGAGTGCGCGAAGAACCCGTGGATCGTCCTCGCGTCACAGGACGCGCCGAAGGACGAGGGGTACGACCGTGAGCAGATCATCGGCCCCATGCGTACCGCTGCCGCGCTCGACCCCGCGAACCGTGACTTTACGGACGCGATGGAAGGCTACTGGTCCGGCGACATTGACGCCGATAAGGCTGCGGGAATCCTCGCCTCGGATGGTGTTCATCCGACCGCGAAGGGGCACGCCGATCTAGCCGCTCGACTGATTACCGCGCTCAATCTGGGCGCAGAAAGTGAGGAGGACATGCCTTTCGTCCCCCGCGATGATTGGAAAGCCGGAGACGATTACGAGGCTGCCCGAATCATTGAACTGGAAGCCGCCGCCGCTGCTGGCGAGGCTGCCGCTACTGAGGTTGCAAACCTTGCTACCTCCACGACCGCCGCGCTCGGAACCAAGGTGGACGCTTCCACTACCCCGAACTCGGTCTACGGCGTCGGGTCTACCGGACAGCCGTACCTGCGCACTGTCTCTGGCACATCGAAGACGGCCAACACTGTTCCGGTCCGTGGCTCTAACGGGATCATCGTCGTCGGTGATCCGACCAGTGCCGATCACGCCGCAACGAAGAAGTACGTGGATGATCTGATCGCGGCTCAGGCAGCGCTGATTACCGCGCTGGATGCGCGTGTCACTGCGCTTGAGCCCCCTGCCGAGGGTTAACACGCTGGCCCCGTGGGTGACGGGGCGTTACAAGTAGTCACCCGGTGCGGTGCGCTCTCCGTGTGTCGGAGCGCACCCACCACAAAACTTTCATCCGACACACACATGCCGAAAGGACACACAATGGCTACCACCCGAAAGACCAGCACCGTCGAGGTTGCGAAGAAGGCCGGCAAGGCGCTCGAAAACGAGGCCAAGGCTAACGCCGATCTTGTCGAGATCACCCTCACCATCCGTGGTGATGAGGTGACCGTTCTCGCGCCGCCGAACGTTGAGGCCGCGAACTGGCGTGTTCCCCTGCTCATGCAGGAGGGGACGAATCAGTCCATCGCTAAGGCGATCCCCCTCATCCTCGGTGACGAGGGTTGCGCGAAGCTCGACGCTCACGGCGCATCGTTCAACGACCTCAACACGTTCCTGGAGCTGTGGTCTGAGGAAATCGGCATGGGGGAATGATGTGGCTACCGGGCCTACCAGCATTCATGGTGCTGTTCGCCCGGTGGCCGCGCGAGCTGGAGGCGGATCTTCAGCGGTTTTACGGTGTGGACCTGACGGGCCTGTACCGGGGGGAAGTGTCGTGGCGGCGCGTGTATGCGCTCACGGCGGGGCTTCCTATCGAGTCGCTTGTGCGGTCGCAGCAGGCGGACATGCCCACGATGACGGGTGTGGAGGCGCGTGTGGTTGAGCTGTGGGAGGCGCAGGCGGGTAAGGAACATCCGGTGCGTGAGCTTATGGGGGCGCGTGCGAAGGCTGTTGAGCGTGCGGAGCGTGAGGTGGCGAAGGAGCGGCAGAGGGCTGCGGCTCGTGCGAGGAATGCGGCGGCGCTGGAGCGTCAGCGGCAGATGTCTATGAATTAGAGGGGTTGTCATGTCTGCTACTGGCTGGTCGGTGTTGCCGGTTACGGTGTCGCTGAAGGGGGTTCAGTCGGCCCTGTCTAAGGGGTTGTCTGGCCCGCTCACGTCTTCAGGCAAGAAGGCGGCGAAGATCCTGGAGTCCTCCATGAAGGAGGGCGCGGAGAACGGCGCTAAGGCCGTGGAGATTGCGCAGAAGCGTGCTGAGAAGGCGACGCAGAACGTTGCGACCGCCGAGCAGAAGGTGCAGGACGCTAAGGGCAAGACTGAGATCGCGGTCAAGAAGGTTGAGGCTGCGGAGCTTGCCCTGGAGACTGCCCGGTCTAAGGGTGGTTCGCAGGTCGAGCAGGCCGAGAAGAATCTGAAGGATCTTCGGGAGTCGGGCAAGGCTACGGCGGAGCAGTTGAAGGCCGCTGAGGACAAGCTGGATCAGGCTCGGTCGTCTGCGGGGTCCACGGTCGCGTCGAAGGAAGCGGCTGTTATGTCGGCCCGTCAGCGGTCGGAGAAGGCCGCCGAGCAGTTGAAGTCCGCTGAGGATAATCTGGTCACCGCTCACCGTAAGGCGGAGGACGCCGCCGATAACGTGAAGGCCGCGACGAAGCGGATGGGCGACGGCATGGAGGATGCCGAGTCCGGGGCGAAGGGGCTGAAGGGCAAGCTGGAGGAACTGGTCGGTTCTTCTGAGGGTGTCGGTAAGGGCTTCGAGTCGATCAAGGGGAAGCTCGGGCTTCTGACTGGTGCGGCTGGTATCGGCGGTATTGGTGCCGCTTTTGCTACGGGCATGGACATTACGCAGGCGACGGACAAGATGAACCGTCAGCTCGGGTTGACGGGGGATGCTGCTAAGGCCGCGTCTGCTGAGGTCCGTGACGTGATGAAGACCGGTATCGCTGGTGGCGTCGATGAGGCTGCGGGTGCTATCGGTGCTCTGAATGGTCAGTTCAAGTATCTCGGTTCTGAGGGTGAGCAGACTGCCGCGCAGTTGGCGGACAACTTCATCGCGTTCTCGGAGACGTTTGGTGTGTCGATTGAGGAAGCGACACAGACTGCCGGCCAGCTAATCCAGAACGGGTTGGCCGGAGATGTTGAGGAAGCGGCGGATCTGATGACCGCTGCGATGCAGCGTGTTCCGGCTGCGATGCGGGATGAGATGCCGGAGATCATCAACGAGTACGGAACGAACTTCCGTGCTCTTGGTTTTGACGGTGAGGAGGCTTTCGGGCTTCTCGTTGCTGCCTCGGAGAAGGGCAAGTGGGCACTGGATAAGACCGGCGACTCCCTGAAGGAGTTCACGATCCGTGGCTCTGACATGTCCGAGTCCTCGAAGACGGCGTTCGAGTCTGTGGGGCTGAACGCCGAGGAGATGGCGAACAAGATTGCGCAGGGCGGCGAGGGTGCGCGGGATGCTTTGAAGCAGACTGCTGAAGGCCTGTTGCAGATGGAGGATCCTGCGGAGCGGGCGAACGCTGCTATCGCCTTGTTCGGCACTCCTCTGGAGGATCTGTCGGTTGACCAGATCCCGGATTTCCTGGAGTCCCTTTCTGAGGGCGCTGGGGGCATGGCTGATTTTCAGGGGTCGTCGCAGGAGATGGCCGACCAGATGAAGAACAGTCTGGAAGGCCGGATGAACAGCCTGAAGGGTACGGTTCAGTCGCTCGCTGGTGATGCGTTCATGAAGCTGTGGGACGCGCTGGAGCCTATCGCTAAGTGGGCTTCGGAGAACAAGGATTGGTTGACGCCTATTGCGGTGAGTATCGGTGTCTTTGCCGGAGCGGTCGCTGTCGCCTCGGGCGCTATGGCAGTGTTCAACGCTGTCATGGCGATCAACCCGTTTGTGTTGATCGGCCTGGCTATTGCCGCCGTTGTTGCGGGTCTGATCTGGTTCTTCAAGAAGACGGAGCTGGGCCAGAAGATCTGGGAGGGCTTTGTTGATGTCCTGAAGGGCGCGTGGGACTGGATCAAGAACGTCTTTGTCGCCGGATGGGATTGGGTCAAGGAGGCTATCCCCGCTGCGTGGCAGGCGATCAAGGACAAGACCAAGGAGATTTGGGATGCGCTCACCGAATACCTGTCTGACAATTGGGACGCAATCAAGGGCACAGCCGAGAAGATTTGGAACGGGATCAAGGACTTCTTCACCGGACTGTGGGACGGGATCAAAGAAGTCTTCACGCTCGCGGTTGATGGGATCAAGTGGTACCTGGAGTCCTACTGGGCTTTGATCACTGGGACGATCACCCTGGTGTGGGATGGGATCAAGCTGTACTTCACTACCTTGTGGGAGGGTATCAAGCTGATCTTCACGACGGCGTGGGATATCATCTCGGGGTTCTTCACGACGGCGTGGCAGACGTTCACTGGCCTGGTCCAGGCGGTGTGGAACGGGATTTCGGCGTTCTTCTCTTCGTGGTGGTCTGCACTGACCGGTATCTTCACTGGCGCGTGGAATGGTATCAGTAGTTTCCTTTCTGGCTCGTGGAATGTGATTCGTGATCTTGCGGTCAATGTGTGGAACGGTATCAAGGATTCGATCACGAATGCTTGGAATGCCACCAGGGATGCTATTGCTAATGCGGTCGGTGCGATCATCGGCAAGCTGGGTGAGATGGTGTCCAGCGCTAAGGCGAAGATTGACGAGATGGTCGGCAAGGTCGTCGGCATGAAAGACAACATTGTCAGCGCACTGTCGGACGCTGGCACATGGCTTTGGAACACTGGTAAGGCCATCGTCCAGGGCGCTATCGACGGGATCATGTCGGCCCCGAACGCCATCTACGACGCGATCATGTCGCTGGTGCCAGACAGCATTAAGGGCGCAGTATCCTCGGTCGTCGGATGGTTCTCTGCTGATGGTTCTATCGCTTACGCTAATGGCGGGGTTGAGGCTTACGCTAATGGCGGTACTCGCGGCGAGAAGCATGTTGCACAGATCGCCAGGCCGCAGGGACCGTTCCGGGTGTGGGCTGAGCCGGAAACTGGTGGCGAGGCGTACATTCCGCTGGCGCTGTCGAAGCGTGCAAGGTCGAAGGCGATCTTGGCGAAGACGGCTCAGATCATGGGCCTGTCTGTGGTGGACCATAAGGGCGATACGGTGTCTTCCGCTATCCCCGGCGGGGCTGCCGGCAAGCCGATTGAGGCGTTCGCTAATGGTGGTATCCGCACCCCGAAGGAGATGTTGGCGTTCGCTAAGGGGCAGTCTGTCGCTGGGCAGAAGGCTTCGCGTTCTTTGGAGGGTGCGCCGTATGTGTTCGGCGGGTCGAACTGGGGCGATTGTTCTGGCGCTATGTCCGCGTTCGCTGCGTTCATGACTGGTCGTGCCCCGTTCCCCCGGAAGTTCTTTACGGGCGATGAGGGATCTGTTCTGCGCTCGTATGGCTTCACGATGGGTAAGGGGCCGTCTGGGACGCTCCGGATTGGCTGGTACAACGGCGGGCCTGGCGGCGGGCACACTGCCGGCACCCTGCCGGACGGTACGAAGGTCGAGATGGGTGGCAATCGCGGCAATGGGCAGATCGGCGGCGGAGCTGCTGGTCACCTGCTGGCGAACGGTACGAACTGGGCGTGGATCAGGGGCAAGGCCGATGGCCCCGCACTGAGGAACACCAACCCGAACCGTGCCACCACTGTTTCGGGCACTACGTCTGGTGGCGACGCGAATGTGGTTGAGGTTGATTCCTCGAACACTGCGGTTGCCGCTGCCGCGACGGAAACCACCCCTACTACTTGGTCTGGTATCGCCGGCGATTTCGCTAAGAACTGGACCGAGGGGATGGTTCAGGACGCGCTCGGCGTGTTCGGGATCTCCGATACTCTGCCTCCGATCTTCCAGGCCGCGAATCAGTATTACGCGGTGGATGAGAAGGGTGAGGGCGCGGATGCTGTCAACGCTCAGATCGCGGATGCCGCGTCTGACTCGACGGTGGCGACCACTGCCGCGAAGCCTGCTTCGACGGTGGAGAACGTGCCGGAGGTGAAGGTCGGTTCCCTGAAGAAGGGCGAGTACAAGAAGGGGGCGGCGTTCTTCTGGGAGGAGATCGCTAAGGCCGCTTCTGAGCGTCGCTTGGGCTTCGCTGCGGCGAAGATTGCTGGTGCTACCGCACTGGTGGAGTCTGGTGATCCGCTGCGCATGTGGGCTTCGTCGGTGGATACTGCGTCGCAGCGGTACCCGTACGATTCCATCGGGTCGGATCATGATTCGTCGGGCCTGTTTCAGCAGCGCAACAATGGGGCGTGGGGCACTGTCGATCAGCGGATGAATGCTCGCGCTTCTGCGGGCATGTTCCTGAACGCGATGGTGAAGAAGTTCCCGGGGTGGCGGACGATGGAGCCTGGCGCTGTGGCGCAGGGGGTTCAGGTGTCGGCGTTCCCGTCGAAGTACGCCACGAAGATGGGCGCGGCGGAGAAGGCCCTGGCGAAGTTCAAGGGCAAGCTGCCGTCGTTCTCGACGGGCACGTCTCGCGTTGTTGGCGGGTCCGCTCGTGGCGTGGATGATGTGTTGTCCCTGCTGGCGCAGGATGAGGCGGTTCTGACCGCTGAGGCTGCGGACGTGTTGGGGCGTGACACTATCGCCGCGATCAACAGCAACCCGCAGGCGTTTGTCCGTCCCACTGCCCAGGTCGCTACTGCCCCCGCCGTGAATGGTGGCGGTCAGGGTGACACCTACGTGTTCCAGGCTGTGAACACGGATGAATTGTCCACGATGTATCGGCGCGCTGCTGCGGGTCGAGTGAGGGGTGCCATCGGTGCCCGCTAGGGGGTTGTCATGTCTGAGCTGAATCTGGCTGCGGTCACGCTGACGGGGGTGGATGGTTCGGTGTGGCACCTTGCGGGTGCTGATGCGTGGGGTGCGCCGGTGCAGGTCCGCGAGTCCTCGTTGGGGGATTTGTTTGATGTGCCGGTGAACACGTCCCGGAAGTCTGTGGTGGGTAAGCCTGGCACGAAGTTCCTGGGGTCGAGGATGCTGGAGCGGAACATTCTGCTGCCGGTGTTGGTGCAGGGGTCTTCGCTGGAGTCGTTTGCGGAGGCCGATTCGGGGTTCCGTAAGGCTCTGGACTATGAGGAGCCGGCTCGCTTGTCTGTTGTGACTGAGGAGTCGGGGGAGCGGTGGATTGATGTTCGCTTGTCGGAGCAGTTCAGTTTCGAGGGTGAGTATGATCCGCACTTGGATTTCCGTGCCGAGTACACCGTAAGTCTGGTTGCGGATGATCCGTTGTGGCGTTCGGAGACGGCGCATTCGGAGTTCGTGTTTAATGGCCTGAACTGGTACGAGGGCACGGTTCGGGTGTCGAATCCGACCGATGTTCCGGTGTGGCCGAAGTGGGTTCTCACGTCCCCGGCGAAGTGGATTCTTCCCGACCCGGACGTGAAGGGGGGGGGGGATCTTTCCCGCACTATTGTTCTTCCGTTTCAGAAGCTCGGTCACGATGTGGTGGTTGATTCTGACCCTACGGTCGAGATGGTGACGGACACGAAGAATGCGTTGTTGTGGGCGCAGATGGGCGGGCAATTCTTCAACTTCTCAATCCCGCCGCGCACTCAGCCGATTGATATTCCGGTGGCGGTGGACCCGTTGCCGTTGTTGGGTACGTGGATTCCCGATGAGGGGCGGCGTTGGTTTGCTGCCAGGATGAAGGAGTTTGCGGAGGCTACGGGGTTGGATGAGTTTCTGATGCTCACGCCGCAGCAGTTGGGCGCGGTTATGGCTCAGTGGATTCGGGATCTCACCCCGGATTGGATTGAGGGTCTGACGGATTGGTTGTTCCCTGTTTTGTCGGCGGAGAACATTGCGAATGCGATTGTTCAGCAGTGGGGTTCGGTGTCGAATATGGCGGGCGCTACGGCGCAGATTCGGTTGGAGCGTCAGTGGACTAGGCCGTGGGGCTTGGAGTAGGGGGTTGTCATGGCGGTTGCCGTGGAGAAGTTGCGGGAACTGGACACGATCTACGATGCGGCCTTGAATCGGCGTTCTCAGCGGGAGAAGCTTCGTCGTGAAGCGCCGTTGGTCCGCTTGTATGACGGGGATTGGAATCTGAAGGGTCGTGTCGCGGGGGAGTATGAGGCGTCGTTTGAGTGGAAGCTGAATGATACTGGCTCGGGCACGATTGTCCTGCCGGATGATCATTACCTGGCGAAGTGGGCGCTCGCTCAGCAGCGCGTGGGTAAGGCGAAGAACGTTCATGTCGCGGTGGATAAGGATGGTGCCCGGTGGTCCGGGCGGCTGGAAACCTTGTCGATGGAGCAGGATGATCTCGGGGTTCGCAAGGTCACCCTGAACTTCCTGCACGACTACGAAGAGCTGAAGCACGTCCTCGTGTGGTCCAACCCGTTCACCCCGGCTGCGGTGCAGTTCCCCCGCGTGTTCATGCTCGCCGGCCCGTCCCGCTACATGCTGAAGCTCGCCCTGTTCCTGAACCTTGCTAGGTTGCAGGGTTCGTGGTGGGCGATGCCTGATGATCCGCTGGACTTTGATTCGTGGACGCAGGGCCTACGCCTGAACCAGTGGCCGATCATGGTCAAGCCGGATTCGCTGCTGCTCGATGATTCCGAGTGGACGATCCTCAACAGTCGTTTCAAGACGTGGCACGACATGGCGAAGGGCACGCTCGATGATGCTGGTCTTATGGTCGAGTGCCGTCGTTGGCTGCATGGAGATCCTTTGCCTTGGCTGGGCGCTCAGCCGCGAAACGGACAACTGATTGTTGATGTGGTGGATAAGGGCGGCTGGTTCGGTCAGACGGCTGTGGGTGGCACGATTCTTGGCGGTTTGGCTCGCACGGTTCTGACAGTTGCGGATGATCTGGTTGATGAGGTTCGTGAGGCGTCGGGCGCTATGGCGGAGTCGAACGAGTATGCCGTTAGTGGTTTCCTCGGGGTTGCGCCGGAGAATCCGTGGGTGGTGTTCCGCACTGACACGGAGAAGGGCACGAACGTTGCGGAGTCCACGTCGTACACGTGGCAGCCTGCGACAGTGACGCAGATCGTTGCGGGCGGGCAGTCGGCACCTGGTGTGAATGAGGCGATCACCGCTTCGTTGCAGTTGGCCGGAGCGTTCGTGGAAACGTATCTGGCGGTCCCGAATCTTGGTGATCCGTTGGCGACGATCCTGGAGCCACTGTTCGAGGACACACTACTTGCGTTCATGTCGTACAAGTCGCTTCAGCGGTCCTCGTCGTTGGGCTGGTCACACTACTACGAATCGTGGGTTCAGGGCGGCGATAAGGCGTACACCTTGTCTTCGATCATGGCGATGCGTAAGGGGATGCTGGATACCCGCGAGAAGGTGACGCACACGCTCACCGTGGGCGATGGTGGGCCGTACCTGATTGGCGAGCAGGGGCAGGGGCATTTCTTCCTCGGCGACCGTGTGGGTGCCGAGATCCCTGGTTCTGGTGGCCGTGTGACGGTTGAGCAGGTGTCGGATCTGCGGTTGGCGTGGGATGCGGATACCCCGCATCAGTGGGAGATCACGATTGGTGACCCGCAGGTGAAGGGCGATGGCGACCCGATTGATTGGGCTATTTCAAAGATCGCGGACACGGCTTCCGCGTTGAAGGATCAGGGGGTGTTGGCGTGATTCCGTTGCAGAAGGATATGGATCTTGATGATCCGGTTGAGTCACTGTTGTGGGCTTTGGTCCTGCTAAACACGAAGCAGGGTGCACCGTTGATGTATCCGGTGCCGTTGATGCGGGAGCAGGCGCAGAACCTCTGGGATCGTGGTTTGCGGTTCCACCCGGAGTTGCAGAAGTCGTGGTACCACCCGCCGGGAAACGAGCAGGGTGGGTTCACTGCACAGTTGTCGGGGGAGTGGCGGGATGAGCCGCCGCGCCGCGAGGAGGAGCCGGTGGCTCAGGCGTTGTCGTTGATGTCGCCGGAGATGAAGGCGGAGTTGCGTAGGCAGTTGAATGAGGGGGTGGAGTGAGTGGCGGTTATTCCTGGTGGTTCTCATCCGGTGCCGGATGGGGCGAAGCAGTCTGGTGCTGATCTTGCCCTGATTCAGAATCTGACTGAGGCGGATGTTCGTAATCAGATCAAGGGGCAGGCGCTTCTGCCGTGGCAGTCGGCGCATGGTTCGTTCTTTACGAACATCATTGGCGGTATCGGTACCGCTATTTGGAACGGCATTAATGGAATTGCGAACACTGTTGGTTCTTGGGTTGGTATTTTTCACCAGGCGGGGACGCAGATCCGTGATGGTCAATTGGACCTGAATGACCGGACGGATCTCTTGTCCCCCCTGCTCGACTATTGTTCCGTGTCGTCTAACCCGGGGTCGGGCGAGCATCGCGTGAGTAATGCTAGGTTCCCGTTCACCTATCAGATTGGTCCGTCTCGCGGTGTTACAAACATGGGTGATGGTCGTCTCAGGCTGGACGATAAGGGCTTGTGGGATTTGCGGGCAATGGTCACCGCATCCTGGATGAGTGTGCTAGGCGACAGTCAGATGCAGGTGTTCCTTCGGGTTGTGAAGCCTGACGGCGGGCTGCATTCCGTTTACTCGGAGCAGGGATACTACATGAAGACAACCAACAACGTCACGATGACGTTGGTGTCGTCGGTGGTTATCCCGGAGCCTGGATATTTTGTGGACGTGTACATTATCGGCCCTGGTGATCGTGGATATTGGGTCGGCCCGAAGTGGAACCGTTTGACGGTTCAGCATATTTCGCGTGACGTTGAGAATGGTACTGGCGGTGAGGGTTCAGCAACCCCGACCGATCCGACTGGATAATTAGGGGGGCATTATGCCTGTTGTTCATTTCAAGTTCGCTGCTGTTGATGCAACGTTGACGAGTGGCGTTATCACAGTGTGGTCACCGAAGCTGCGGCCCGGCGGCACGTCCGCTATCACGGGGGAGAAGCGCGAAGCGCTGCTGTCGAATGGTGAGGCGTCGCTGAATCTAGAGCCGGGGCCGATTGTCGGTCATGTGACCGGCGACGGTGCGACGCATCAGTTGAAGTTCACTGTTCCTTCGCAGGACGAGCAGGTCGAGTTCTTGGACCTGTTGGAGGACAATTACGACTATGAGCCGGAGATTGTGCGGGCGGCTCAGCAGGCGGCGCGTGAGGCGCGGGCTTCGGCTAATGATGCTGCGGCGTCTGCGGCTGTTGTGGGTTCTGCCGAGCGTGTGTTGCAGGCTGAGGCGGCGTCTGGGGCTGCTCAGTCTGCTGCGGAGTTGGCGCGTGATGCTGCGGCGTCTTCGGCTTCCGCGTCGGCGCAGTCTGCGTCTGATTCTGCGGCTGCTCGTGATGCTGCGGTTGTGGCCCGGGGTGGTGCGGAGTCGGCTCAGGGTGGTGCGGAGTTGGCGCGTGATGCTGCGGTTGTTGCGCAGGGTGCGGCTGAGCTGGCGGAGGATGGGGCGGTTTCCGCTCAGTCTGGGTCGGAGGATGCGCGTGACGCGGCCGTTGGGTCTGCGTCGGATGCTTCTGCGTCTGCCACTGCCGCTGATGGTTCCGCTGCTGCTGCGGCCCTGTCCGCTTCTGCTGCTGCCGGTTCAGCGTCGGATGCTCAGGCGTCGGCTGCTGCTGCTGCGCAGTCTGAGGGTGTGGCTGCTACTGCCGCGACGGATGCGGCTGATGGTGTGCGGTCGGAACTGTCTGGGCTTGTGAACACCGCTTCGGGCCATGCGGACGATGCTGCCGGTTCTGCGGCTGCTGCTGCTCAGTCGGCGCAGGATGCGGCGTCTGTGGTGTCGGATGGTGTGCCGGATGCTTCTACGACGATGAAGGGCAAGGTTCAGCTCGCGGGTGATCTCGGGGGCACGGCTGATGCTCCGACGGTGCCGGGTCTGGCGGGTAAGGCTAACGCCTCTCACGTTCACGCGGTTGCGGATGTGACGGGGTTGCAGTCGGCGCTTGACGGGAAGGTGTCTACCACTTCGACGGGTACTCGACTGTATGGCACGACTTCTGGCGGCTCACAGACGCAGGTGCAGTACGCGAACGGGGCGACGGCGAACACTGTCGCCTATCGAGGAACTGGGGCAACCTTGCCGGTCGGTGAGCCTACGGATAGTTCGCACGCGACCACGAAGAGCTATGTGGACGCGGCGCTGGCAGGAAAACTGAACGCGTCAAAGATTCAGGTTGTTTCCGCACTTCCGAGCACACCGGACTCTAACGTAATCTATTTTGTGACGGGGTGATTACGCATGGCAATTAATGTAGGGGCGACCCCTATTAAGTCAGTATATTACGGGTCCACACCAGTGAACTCTGTTTACTCTGGATCTGAACTGGTATGGAAGTCTGGCCCGAAC